ACCAACAGTAAAGTCTCCAGTACCACCAGCTACGAGACCAACTGTAATAGCATTAGCAAAGTTAGTCTCAATAGCATCAAGTTCAGCAAGACCAGTATCAATCTCCTCGTCGCTGTACTCGAAGAGTTCACACTGACATTCCCAAACATACCCTTTACCTAACTGGTAGAAAGGACGTTCGACTTCTACAAACTTAATTTCAAATAAATGTTTTGTTATAGGGAACCAAATTAAATCCCCTTCGTTGGGTCTTCCTTCGACATTGAGTACAGTCGAGTCATCAACCTTTTCTTTAAATTTTTCACGGGAGAATATAAATGTTGTCTTATCCTCGATGCGGATTCCAAACTTCGTAAGAAGTTCGCCTTGTCCTTCCCATCCTTCAACATTATTGACATAGGCACGAATCGCTTTGGCACTTTCAAATTTGCCATCAGAGTCCTCTCCGAAGACGTTATCACGGTTGACAATAGTTCTCGGCACGTAGTAAATATCTTGCCCGTAAATTTCAATGCTTTCTACAACTAGGTTTTCCATGAACTTCTGCTCTTGAGCAGAACCATTAATGTTTAATCTAGCAGAATTAGTATAGTCAGACTGTACATAATCCTGTGCTGGTGAATTTGAATATGCCATATTAACCTATTAAATCTATAGGTGGAAGTTCATAACGATCACGGAGTTCTTTCTCCATGTCTGATTTAAACGTGGATGCATCTTCAAGGATCTGACGACCATTAAGTGTAACACCACCTAGCATTTGAATGCCATCATACTTACTTAAGTTACGACCCCACTGTTGTTGGAAGAGTGCTTCCACATAATCTTTCAACCAGTTGTCATTATATATTCCTGTATTTTCATCTGGGTCTTGACGCATAGTGCAATCAACCATAATATAATCACCAGTAGTAATATCATCCCAATCAAAATCAAGACTTAACTTACCACCATGTTCATTCCATTTAATTCTACGATTTTGTTGAGAATTGGTTACCCAATCTAAAGTCTCAAGATACTGAGAAGTCATATAATAATGTAATATCTGGCCATGAGTCATAGCATAGATATCATTCAAAAAGATCTGATACTTAATATTGAATATGTTACCAGGAACTATACTAGATGCACCAATGTTTGTGTACACATGATTGATACCTAGCATTCCAGGTGGTGTAGAAACATAGTTATTAACACCATACCAAGCAGTAGAACCTTGTTGAGTTTCTGATTTTGCAGCAGTTTTAATTGCATCAGTAACTTCTATCTTCATCCAAGCTTGATAGCTTCCATTATAATGATACTCTTGATAGTAATCAATTGCTTCTTCAACTAAATCATCCAATTGCTCAGTGGCAACGTTAATATCTATCGTAGGATATCCTAACCTGCGAAGAGCATAATCCTTCAATTCAGTTTTAGTTGCTGGTCTTGTAGCTGACATTTATCTTAAGCGAATGATTGGATAGTCAAATTAGTAACATCATTAGCACCAACGGTTTCTCCCTTCTTGAAGAATCCGTCAACATTATCAACGGTGACTGAAGTAGCACCTAGAGCAGTGATAACAGCAGTCGAACCTGAAGTACCACCTGTAACAGTTGCACCAACTTCCATCGTTGCGATATCCGATAGTGCGAAGGTTGCGTTAGTAAATACGGCAGCAGTGTCTAATGAAGAACCATTACCGTGTATTGCAGAAACCTGTACTTGAGCTCCATTTCCATGAATAGCAGATACAGAAGTCTGTGCATCACCATTACCACCTGCTATAGTTATAACTTCTGAGTTTGCATAACCAGATCCATCTGTGTTAATTGTAGCAGCAGTAACATTTCCACTTGCATCAACAGTGATGTTAAGTGTTAATCCTGTACCAGAACCAGATGAGGTTGTAGCAACGTTGTTGAATGTACCCTCAGTATATCCAGTACCAGCAGCACTGATGGAACCAAGAGTATTAACTCCAGTTGCGTTAGCATTGGTAATAGTTATAGTCTCACTTGCAGCATAACCAGAACCATCATCATTGACGGTAACTCCAGTAACAACACCAGCAGAAACTGTAATATCAACAGTTAATCCAGTTCCTGATCCAGATGAAGATGTTGTAATACCAGTTCCAGCAGAATAACCTGTACCACCTCCACTTCCAGCAAAAGTCTTAACACCAGTAGCGTTAGCGTTAACAATTTCTAGTGTCTCACCAATTGCATATCCAGAACCAGCATTATTAACAGCAACGTTAATGATTGCTCCACCAGATGCTGTGATGTTAAGTGTAGCACCTGATCCTGAACCAGATGATGTTGTAGCAACACCAGTTGCTGTAGTGTATCCAGTACCACCAGCCAATGTACCCAAGTTAAGAGCAGAAACACCACCTAGATTTGGGTTAGTTATTGTTAGTGTGTCAGATATTAAGTAGTCACTACCAGCAGCATTAAGTGCAAGACCTGTAATAGCACCGTTTCCATCAACAGTAGTGTTAACAGTTAATCCAGAACCAGTACCACCAGTTGTTGCCACTCCAGTAGCATTAGAATATCCTCCAAGACCACTGTTAGTAATAGAACCAAGAGTTGTAACAGAACCTGGTGTTGGGTCTCCAGATAGATTCAATGTTAAAGTAGTTGAAGTTGCAAGGTTGTTAAGCATTGCACTGAGTTGTTCAAAAGCATTATCAAGTTTTGCTTGTACTCTTGCTTCTGTGTAATAGAGATTTGTACCTTCTGTTAAATCAGCAGTATCATGGTTATTGAGGTTTGCTACCTGTGTTGCAGAACCAGCATTACCAGATGTATCTTGGTTACCTGCTGTATTAACACCTGGAAGATTGATTGATGCAGTACCATCAAATGCAACTCCACCAATATTAACTGAAGCAGCTAAGGCAGTAGCAGTAGCAGCATTACCAGATGTATCCTGAGTACCAGCAATATTAACACCAGCAAGATCTATATTTGCTGAACCATCAAATGCAACACCACCAATATTTTTAGTTGCATATAATTTTGTTGCTGTATCAGCATTACCAATAAATGCTCCACCAAAACTAGGTGCAGTAACTCTTCCGTTAGCAGCATTAAAGGTGAGAGTAGATCTACTCTTAACTCCTAGATTACCAGTTGCAGCTGTTGCAAACAGTATGTTGCAAGTTGTATCAGTCTGCTCATCAGCAACTGTAACTGTTGTTGCTATGTCTGCTGTACCTGTAAGGTCACCAGTAATAGCAGTTATGTTTGCAGCATCTGCAAATATTCCTTGCCATCTAACAGAAGATGTACCTAAGTCATATGTGCTATCAGCAGCTGGATTTAAATCTTTAGCAGTAGAAGTTGCAGCAACTAGGTTACCCGTAACATCTCCCGTGAGTGATGCTGTAATTACATTAGCAGCAAAGTTACCAGAACCATCACGTAGAACAAGGTTGTTTGATGCGTTAGTGGACGCTGAAGCAACGTTAATCGTTGTATCACCTGATACACCATCTGCGTTGGTAAGAGTGATTCCAGAGGATGCTGTGACCTGTAGAGTACGTTGTGAATATGTACCATTTCCTGTCCTTACAACATAACCAGTACCAGACTGTGCAGCAAGTGCAGATATATCTGTATCATTAAATGTTGTTGTTAATGTAACAGCAGCAGAACCATCAATGGATACATTACCATCAACTACACCATCAAGTGTTAATACTCTAGCAGTCTTCCAAGCATCAGCAGAAGTTGCGTTACCTAAGAATCCAGCACCAGCACCTGCAGCACTAGCAGCAGTAATTTGATTAGCAGCAAAGTCTCCAGAAGCATCACGATTAACAACTGTAGATACTGTATTAGCACTTGCAGTTGTCATATTATCCAAACGGTCAACGTTTAGATTATTAACTTTAGTTGTAGATGTAATAACAAATGGAGCAGTACCATCAGCAAGTTGAGAAATTATCTGCCCATCAACTGTTAGAGTACCATCAATATTTGCATTGTTATCAACATCAAGTGCAGTACCAGCACCAGTAAGATTTAAAGAACCAGCTCTAAGAGCACCGTCTGTACCAGCATGTACTTCAGAATTATTTGTTGCATCTATTAAGAATGCAAACTGGTTTGATGAGTTATCAAATCCAAAGAAACCAATCTTAGCAGAACTATCATAATAGCGGAACTCAACACCACGGTCTTTAGCATCATCACTTGAAGGTGCAGTGTCTCCACCAAGAGTTATGATAGGATCATCTAGAGTTGTTACTGTAGAATTGACAGTAGTAGTTGTACCATTAACAATTAAATTACCACCAACAGTAAGGTCATTATGTAATGTTGCATCACCAGTAGAATTGGTTATCTTAAATGCATTTCTTCCGTTACCTGAATCGTAAACTGTAAAGTCTCCACCAATCCAAGTTTTCTTCTGAACAGTTAAACCACCTTGAGATTTAAGAGCACAAGATGTAGAATTTAATGCAGCTGCATCCTGAGTACTACTAATATTTGTTATACCAGCAATATCAGCATCACCATTAAAATCACAATTCTGAGTTACTATAAGATCTGTATAACATCTTACATCACCACCAAAAGCAGTTTGCTTAGTAACACCAAGACCACCATCAAGTCTTACAGCACCATCCATGCTGAAGGAACCTGATATGGTTTGTTGTGTAGTGTTATCAAAGTTTGATACTGGGTCAACAGTAAATGAAGTACCGACTCCAAGTCCACCTTGACAAGATGTATTTCCAAATAGACTTGCATTCTTGTCATTCATATTGATAAAGAATGCCATATTCCCACTTGTGTCATTAACTTGGAAATAGTCGTTAGTTAGATTACCACCAATTTTAACACGACCTATAAACTCTGTAGTAGTTCTATTACCTACAGAACCTACAGTCAAGTCTCTCATTATGGTAGTGTCACCATAATCATAATCAACAGTAAAGCAATCTGAACCAAAACCATTCTTGATTTTGAATATCTTATTGTTATCTTGGAACGTTACATCATCACCAAAGGTTGCTGCACCATCAACATTAAGTGTAGTATCGAAGTCAGCAGCATCCTTAGTATTAAGTGTACCTTCAATAACTGTGTTACCACTAGTAGAAGCAACAGTAAACTTATCAGTAGTACCAGAACGAACAGCAAAGTTTGCATCAACATCAAGAGTACCATTAATTTCTGTATTACCAGCAACGTCAAGTGTACCTTGAATATCAGTGTTACCTGTAGCACCGAAAACACTAAACTTAACTGAGTCTCCAGAGTTTTTCTTACCTACAAATAAACCTTCTCCAGAACCAGTACCACCAACGTGTAGTGTTGTGTTAACACCAGCACCACCAAAGACTCTTAAGTTAGAAGTGTTATGGTTTGAATAACTTGGTGTGTATGCAGCAACAGAACCAGCACGTAGTTTATATCTGACAGATAGGTAGTTCCTTAAACCGTAGTTCTCAGTTGCATCTTCTTGCTGGTTAAAGTCACCATTCAGATAGATGTCACCGTTGAACAATACATCCTTATCAAAGTATCCACCACCATCTACTCTCAATGCACCGTAGTCAGTATTCTGGATTGTATGTGGAGCACCTGATACAATATCAGGATTATCTGTAGACTCAAGATGTACTAGGTCAGCAACATTTAATTTACCTTCACTGTTAGTATCACCATTATCTGTATCAACTGTAAACTTATCTACAGCAGCAGCAGTTTGAATCTTGAAGAACTTACCATCCGCTTTAATAGTAGTAGCATCAGATACATCTAAAGTACCAGCAATAGCAGTGTTACCAGATGCTGCTACAACATTAAACTTGTTAGAATTAATATTAAGATTGTTAGTTATATCAACAACACCATAGAATGATGCATTACCAGTTGTTGATTGTAGTTCTACTCTAGTAGTTCCACTACCATTGTTTAATTGAAGTGTCTTAGATGCACCTTGAATAGTAACACTGTCATTAAAACGACCTGTACCGTGAGTAACAAGGTTTGTATCTATATCTACTGAACCACCGATATTAACATCATCTCCAATACCAGCACCACCAGCAACTACCAAGTCTCCAGTAGTATTAGATGTTGAATTAGTATTAGTTGTTAGTTTTAAATTTCCAGCAATGAGTCCAGCATCTGTTCCAGCGAATACCTCTGAGGTATTTGTGGCATCGTAGAGGAAGGTGAACGCTCCTGAATGTCCTCCAAGATCGTTGGCCGAATCGTCGTAACCAAAGAATCCAACCTTTGCCGAAGAGTCGTAATATCTGAATTCAACTCCTCTGTCTTTGCTGTCATCTGAAGCTGGAGCAGTATCACCACCAAGAGTGATAATAGGATCATCCAACGTAGTAACGGTTGAATTAACTGTTGTAGTCGTTCCATCAACTTGTAAATTACCTCTTATAGTTACCAGTCCAGTAATATCTCTATCATCATTAGGGTCGATTAATATATCACCAGTACCACCCATGTAGTTCCCTTGGAACCTCATGTTCTCTACCCAAACTTTACCATTAGCATCATTAGCAGCAATACTAACTTTATCTTCTGCACCAATGATTACATGACTTTCACCAGCACCTAAGTTAGTTGCAAAAATACTTACTAATCTATTAGATGCAGAATCTTGTGTAGACTGTATAGTTAAATTACCATCACCAGTCTTGTCTATAGTTTGATTAACTCCTCCATCCAGAGTGATGTCAGGGTCTGACCAATATTGTCTTACATTAATATCAACTTCACCAGCACCACTGTCACCAGTATTATTAGCACCGAATAAAAGATTGCCTGAAGTATCGTTGACTTTAACATAGTTTAAGTAGTTAAAACCTCTGTACCCAGTTGTTGCTGTGAGTTCTTGATCTAAATCAAAGTTCTCTACAGTATTCCCATCAGCAAAACCGATACGTTTATTTTGTAGTTGACTATTGTCAACAGAATTAGCAGCAATACTAACATGACCTGTTGCTGCAACATCAAAATCTTCTTGTGCAAATGATGCAAGTCCTTTCTGCTTTGTGTTAACAGCAGCTAAGTATCTCCAAGATCCAGCATCAGTAGCATCAGTGTGTGTAGGTGCTCCTTGTCCAGCAGCAATTCCTAATATTGCTTGATAGAGATTACCACCATTAGTAATTTTATCATCACGAACATAGACAGTAGCAGCATCATATGCTAGTGCTTCAGTTCCCTCTACAGCAGTTGCAATAGGAGCATCAGCAGATGCTGTTAATCTACCATAATCATCAACCGTATAAGTGGTTGTATTAACTGTCTGTGAACCAGCTACTGAGGTAAGTGATGGAGTATTATAATCAGCAGGAGTAACAGCAGTTGTTATCAAATCAATTGTTGGGTTTCCACCTATACCACTACCATCTGAAATAGCAATTCTTGAAGTACTACCCTGAAGAGTTCTAGTTGCCATCACATTGGCAGAAGTTCTAGCAATCAATCCAGTTGTAGTAATACCAGCAATTGCAGCAAGGTCACCATCGTAAGGCATAGCAGAAGAACCTTCTACAGTACCATCTAGACCATATGCAGCAAGTGTTGTTGGATTTGAAGCATTACTAACCCTACCTTTAGCATCTATAGTTACCTTAGTATAAGTTCCTGTGGATGTTGATGTACCATCATAATGAGGTAATGTTGTAACAAGTTCTAATGATGTTACTAGGTTTAAGTTAGAAGAACCATCAAATACACCAGAACCTTGAACGTCATCAGAGAGTTGAATCTGACGTGTTGAAGCAAGTCGTGTAGCAGTAGAAGCATTACCAATTAGAGTTGATGTAATAGTTGCTGCAGCAAAATTACCATCAGCATCCCTTTGAACCAATGTGTTTGCAGTATTTGATGTTGACTCAACTGGTCTCTCATACCTTAAAGAGTTCCACGCTGAAACGCCATCTCCGATTTTAAATCGACCAGTGTCTAATTCTATCCCTAATTCACCTTGTGCCAATGTAGGGTTTGAGTTTGCCCATTCCTGAGCACCACCTCTTCTTAACTGTATTCTATTTGCCATTTTATTGGAACAACTCTATAAAACATGCTTCCAAGTTATTTATGTCATTAAAAAGGGGGAATTTAATCCCCCTTCTTTATTCTTCAGTTGTTACGTTATCAACTTCCTTTGGAGGTTCTTCTTGATAATATTGAAGTGCCTCTATAGCACCTTGAAGCTTTAGTGCTACTATTTCATTCTCTTTTATTTTCTTTGCTAGCTCTTCATTTTCTTTAACGGTATTGTTAAACCGTTCTTGAAACTGTGCTAACATCGCTTCTTGGGACACCTTTTCTACAGGTGCTGTTGCATCATCTGTCATTTTTTGTCTTGAACTAACGTTAGTAAAAGTGTTTTGATTTCACTCATCTCTGATTTTAACTCAGAAACCTCATTTTGTAAAGCTATCTGCTCACCCCTTTTCCTCTGTTCATCATAATAAGCTTTCATATACTTATCATACGCTGCCTTATCAGCAGACTCAATACATCCAGAGGTGGTGTCTTTCCACCACCCGTCCTTATCTTTGATAGGTAAATAACCCATTATACTGCAAGAGCAATTGCTCGTAGATCCATTATCTTAGGTACACTAGCTTGGTTTTGAGATACAAACAATATCTTAATTTGATACTGTGTAAAGTCTAATCCACTAACTTCATATCCATAATCTCTATAAACTTCTTCATCAGTAGTTGCTGGAATTACGGAATCACTGCCAGTAGGGAAGAATTCCCATCCTAAAGTCTCTATGTTATCAGTAGAACCTGCAGGTAGCACTCTATATAGAGGCTTGATATGTGTATCTGGTGGTCGGGTAGCACTAAACATTAATTTAATAGCACCAGATGGATTGGTAAGAGTAGCAATCTTAGTAATGTAAACCGCTTCATGCTCATCACCAACTGGTAATAATGCAGAATTAATATTAGTTGGACTATTAATTCTATTAGATGTTAGAATAATAGACATCCTATCTGTATCAATTATAGGTGATACATTTTCCTTTTCACTCTTAAGTGTTAGATCTAATCTAAATGACTTAGAACCTGACAACTCAGCAGATTCATTAATCTGTGAACATATCAATTGTGGAGATAAGAACTCATTATAGTCATTTAATACTACATCAAAAAACTCACCTGTATTTGAGAATGAATTTTGTGATAGTGCTTGACCATCTCCAATAGATGTTCCACTAATAGTATTAACTGTACCATCTACTGAAGTCTTAGGTAATATAAGTTTTTGAATTTGTGGTGTCAAAACTTCATACTGAATATTCTGAGATGCTTCAATATGATTACCACCAGATTTAATTCCTAATCTAGCAATTGAGTTTGTTGTTAATTCATAAGAATCTAATGATGGTGATAGAATTGCAGCATGAGTTTTATTCAATTCTGGTAATGGTATACCATCTAAGTTGTAGCAATGTACTGTACTATCATCACTATGAGTAACAGCAGTAGTTCCATCTACACCTCTTTCGTAAGCAGTAATAGTTTTACCATCACCACTAATAGCAGAGTATGAAATAATCTCATCATCAATTTTAATATAACCAACATTTGCTGTTCCAACAGTACCACCATTAATGATAGTATGGAATGCAGTACCATCATTAACTTGAATACTTGTATCAGCAGCAGATATAGATGACGTTAGATATGTTGTAGAAACTTCTGAAGCAATATCAGCAAGAGTTACATTATTGTCATTATCATGCATTCCATGATTTGAATGGAATACTTTAACCTTTCTCTGAGCACTTGTATATGTTGGAGATGTTGAAGGATATGCATCACTAACAGCACCAGCTTCAATAACGTCACCACTATAGTTTACAGCATTAACTGTTGCAGTTACAGAAGATTCACCACCTGTGATAGTCTCAGTAGATGCAGTAAAGTCAGTAGAAACATACTTAAGTGTAAGTGTATTAGTTCCTGGAGTCCAAGTAACAACTTCTGCAGTAGGAGATGTTGCTGAGTTACCAGTAATTGTCTCACCAACACTGAAGTCACCAGATGCACCTGTTACAGTCATAGTAGCAAGTGTCTTAGATGATACCAACCTATTAGAAATAACACCACCAGTATTAGAACCAGCAGACCATGTTCCTGAAATATCGTTAATTGTTAAAAGAACACCACCAGCACTAGAAGCAACTGCCTTAACAGTACCTTCTGCTAATGTTGTCTTCTGATAAACACGAGCACCAGCAGTAAATGGTAATGTTGTAGAGTTCATAACCAACTGCAATTCAGGTTGGAATGTTTGAATCGCATCAGGTTGTAATATAATCTTACCTCTATTACCTCTATCCAATGGAGCATTATTTAAAGTAACTCTTGAAGCAACAGATGTATTAAATACTGCTCTGTTTACAATGAACTTCATATCTTCGTATTGGTCAGCAGTCCACGTTGTTGCGTTCTGTGACTTGAATAGAACACCAGCATAAGGCTGTTCAGATATAGTTCTGTCTCCAGTAACATCCAATTCACCCATTCTAGAAATCCAAACTTTATATGTATTGGAATCAGAGAATAGAACAAAACAATGCTCTTGAGATTGAGGAATATAAACTGGTGCTCTAAATGTAAATCTAGTTGCAACAGCACCTGTCTCAGAGATCTGTACTTGTTCTGGAGTTAGTGTTGTATCAGAGAAAGGAAGAATCGTAGTTGTAGGATATCCATTCTCCATAGTTCTAACTTGCATAGAGATAGGAATATTAACATCCTTACTAGAGAAGTAGATATCAACTGAAGTAATAAATGTACCACCTTCTTCATCAACCAAGAATGATTGTGCTAGTGGATCCCACCAACCAACCTGACGAGTCTCATCTCTAATAGTTGTAGTAATACTTTGACTTTGAGTTTGAGTATCTTGAGTAACCTCTGCATTTCTAATAGAGAGAATAACTTCTTGAACTGTATTCAAAGAACCAGTTGACCTATACTCTACCTGTGCAGCAGAATCTACAGTTCCTGGAAGTCTAGAATCATCTTCATTAGTAGTAAATCTTAATAATCTTGTACCAGTAGCCCAACGAGGATTGGTATCAATTCCAGCATCAGGTATAAAGAATGATGCTCTATACTGTCCTCTTCTGTCTGAAATACATCTACGGTCTTTAACAACTGCTCTAGCACCTGAAGCACCTTCCAGTACTTCTCCAACTTGAACGTTACCAAAGTATTCACCTACAGCTTGAGCAGCAAGAGACTCTGTATTAACGTTAATAAAGTTAGTTGTTGATGCATATGATGATGGAAGTTCCGTATCATCATAAGGATTATATACAAAGTAATCATTAGGTGCAGCAACTTGTAACTTACACCCACTAGTCAAACCAGTTACAGTTTCACCTTCAACAAATGGTGTAGAGTTTGTTCTGGAGTCAGTAGTAGAATCCTTAATAACCTCAATAATTTTGGGTGTTAAATAAGCATCAACTCTCTGTCCATCAAAGAATGCGAAGAATGAAGTTCTTGGCTTCATACGAACAACATTACAATCAACATTTCTAGAACGAATCCAAGGAATAGATGTAGATGAAAGAACTGAATCACCAGCACTAACTCTATCAATTCTAGGTACAACTCTTGTTCTAATACCAGATCTTGTTTG